TAAATCAGACGAAACCGCCCCTTGAACGTTTAAAACAGAGCTGCGGGGAACTTTAATACTTGCCCAAGGCGTAAAAGCCGTAACCCATTCACGATTACGGCCGCCCTGTCCATCAGGAAAATCAATAGGTTTTAAAATGGTTATTTGCTTATCAAGCTTACCAATCAGCATTTAACCACCGCCCCAATACTGCATTTGTGTAATCATTGTTCGAACGGTAAAACCGTAATCTTTCGGTTCTCGCCCGCCTTGATTACGGTTTTCATAAAGCTCGGCGATCAGTGCCATTTGACACATTTCTGCTTTTGCTTTAAACCGATCGTTCGTTATTTTTTCATCATACCCGGTAACGGCGTCACTGATAATTCCTTCAGCTACACTCATCATTCTTTCAAGTAAGCTATCTTCAACGTCATTTGTAATACGCAGATATAACTTCACTTCTTCAAGATCCATACTGTTACCCCCTTTGCAGGTTTATAACCCGCGATAGATTAAGCCGGGGTGATTTCCAGATATACCATTGCTTTAACATCAGCTTTCTGAACATCGAAGCGTTCAATAGCACGAAGCATAGCAGCATTCATGTTGAAACCTGCGTCCGTAGACAGGTCAACAGTAACTTGTTCGCGATCGAAGAATTTGCAGAACTCTGCCATATCGCCAACAAAGAACGGGTGTGCACCGCTCACATCAGAAAGCCGTTCGTTTTTAACGACATGGATAATGCGTCCGGAAAGCTGTTTTTTCGTCGGATCAGTCAGTACAGGCTGAAGCAAAGGTAAACCATTGTCCAGCTTTACCTGATCGAGATAATCAAATCCGTTTTGATTTGTGATAATAACTGCTGTCGCCGAAATAGCAGGATCAAGAGAAACATTCAGCGCAGTTTTGATATCATCATAGCTGTCACCGGCTTTAGGTGTAAGTGTTTGTAACAATGCGATAATTTTAGAATTTTCCGTGTTAATTCCTTTACGAACAAACCTACGACCGATCACACTGATTAGATCAATATCGATGTCTTCTAACAGCTCATTAGCAACAGGGATAATTTCACCGTATGTTCCCACATTATAAGAGATCTGCGCAAAATTGATATCTTTTTTACTAATGTCGTTCAATTCGTCGAAATTAATCAGTTCGGAATCGTCTTCAACAGTAGTCGGAATCGAACCGCTACGACGTGTTACCGGGATAACTTCGCACAAGTCTTTCAATGCGATAAGACCGCGGCGATATTCAATCAAACGATTGAACTGTTCTTCCGGAAGCAAATAACCGCCCTTGCTCTTAATGCCCCCTGCTTGACCGGGTGTTCCGACTGCATTAGTGGCATATTTCTTTTCATCTTCAGTCAACGGCATGTTTAAAATCTGCTTATTAAATACACGGTTTTGCATAACAGAATTATCAACAGTCACAGTATGTTCCACAGGGTTACCTGCGAAGTTTTCCATTTCTTCCTGTTCAATAGCTTCTTGAACAGCAATAGCGTTTTTCATGGTATTTAACTCGTCAAGTTTACCATGTGCTTCGTTGACCTTTCCGGCTGCCTGTAACGTTTTAATTTCATTTTTCAGTGCGTCAAGTTGTTTTTTCATTTCTACAGATTTTCTCATATTATTATTCCTCCTTAAATTAAAGCCAAAGTGATATCAATTTCCCTTTGCTTTTGCTCGTTTTTATTTTTTTCAGGTTCAACACGGTTTTTAATAGCAGCCGGAACATTCTTGAAATGACTTAAATCCCCGGCGTAGGCCACAACTTCAAACGGCTCTGTAACATTGACTTTGAATATTTCAGCGACCTGACTGCCGGTCAACCAAGTTTCAGAATTGACCATTTCAATAATGGTTTCCTCTGTAACACCATCGTGTACGTTTTCCATGTACAACGAAATAAGCCCCTGCTGAATGACGTCAAGCGCGTCAGCTGTCTTTCGCAATTCATTAGCGTCGCCCCACGCTCCGCCCGCTGGTTTATGAATCATCAAATACGCATTCGAAGGGATTTCCAGCTCGTCACAAGAAAATACTATTTGTGTCGCAATGCTGGCAGCAATGCCGTCTACAACTGCTTTAGTGTGTCCGTCGTGGCGTTTCAGCATGTTAGCAATAGCAACACCAGCAAACACATGCCCGCCGTCGCTGTTGACGTAAACAGTTAAGTTTTTACCTTTAACACTGTCTAATTGCTTTTTAATTTCTAAAGGATATACGTCGGGATCATCTTCCCAGCCCCAATTCCAACTATCGTCCCTTATAACACCATAGATATAAATATCTGCACTGGTTTCTGTCTGATTTCGAATATCCAAGAAATTCGTTTTTTCTTTCAATTTATTCACCCCCTTTCGCATACGCATTACCTAATTTATCAAGGTCAGTATATGAACCGTTGACAACAATGACGTCGCCGCCCGGTGCGGGTGGCAATCCAGCTTTCTTTCTTGCTTCGTTGATCGTATAAATACTGCCGCTGACGTAGTTTCGCAAAGATTCAGACTGCGTTTTAATGTCACCCCGTAAAATAGTTCCGACATTAAACTGATAGCTTAACCCTTGTTCAATTTCTTCATTGGTTAGAAGTTTGTAATTCAATTCTTCCTCCCACTGCGTAAGAATGGCCAGCAACGTATCGACATAAAAAGTCAAATTCTGCATTTCGCTGTTGCTGTAACTACTTTTATCGTAGTTATTCAAATGATTCGGCTTTATACCGAAAGCCGCTGCAACTTGCAGACTGCTGAATTTCTTCAGCTCATAAAACTGACTGTCAGTAAGTTTAAGATCCAGTGGGACAATGTCGAAGCCTAGAGGCAGGGGAATTATTCTGTCGCCACCTGCCCCGCCAAACCCGGACAATTCTTTCACTAAAGATTCTTTTTTCTCTTTGCTTAAATCACCAACAAATTTAACTACAGCACTAGCAGTCAAGCCTTTTTGGTATAAGTCATTTAAAAAACCTTGTGCGGCTTTATTCCCCTCCATGTTTCTCGCCAATACCTCACGAACACACATTCCGACAAGGCCGTCTTGTGATAGTCCACCTTTTAAGTGCAGTACATCAGAAGGATTTAACCAGTAATTTCTACCACCTTTAGGATCGAAATACCGATAAAAAAACGCCCGACTTGTAAAATCCGGCGTATCAGCTACCCACATTTGAACTTGTCTGCTGTCTAATGGATACAGCCCTTCTAATTTTCCCGCGGCGTCGTGTTTGATAAAAGCATATGCGTTACCGTAGTGATTTCGCGAATACTCCATTAGCACCTTGAAATTAAACGGTGTCATATACTTGTTAGGCCTTACCTTCACTGCCCGATAACTGTCATGCGTTGTTATCCGGTTATTTTCACCGTCGTGAAGGTGGATCGATAATTTCCCCAACGCTTCAGATAAAACTTTTAAACATGTGAAATATGTTATTTCCGATAGATCCGTACCGGTATAACCTGCTGCTCGCGATTGAAAAAATGAATTTAATTCTGATAAACTGACGCTATTACTAACATTCAGCTTTCTTTTCGCTTGAAACACATCGATTTTTTCGACAAGCTTATTGAATAAACTCACGTTTTAGCACCCTCCTTTCTCTGTTTCATAATGGCCTCCCATGTGTCGAACTCCTCGTTTGCGTCGTATGGTGTTCTGTCGCAGTTTAAGAACATTATTTTCCACGCGTCTATAATCGAATAGATCGGATCAATTCGCGCGCCGACAGTGTCTTTGACAATTTTAATTTCACCAAAGCTATTTTTTACAAGTTCTGCATTAACGGCAGACCATGATAACAGCGCATTTCTGCGGTCATACATTATTTGACCAGCTTCAACTGACTGCCTGAAATCAACAGTACAATCGCTTAAACTTTTAGCTGATTGAGCTACATCAATTAAATCACAGCCTAGAAAATCAAGGTCAGATAAAAAAGCACTGGCATTGTGATTATCATAACCAACGGCAAGGATTTTCAGACTGTATTTTTCAATCAATTCTTTCAAATGTGTGAGAATATACTTATAATCTGTTTTCAGTCCAAAAGCTCCTGACGTGAGAGTTAAAAAGCCTTGATTTACCCAAACCCGATAAGGGGCTTCGTCGGTTTTTTCATGTTCTAATAGACGCAATTCAGGCATGAAAGAATGAGAATAAACATATACTTTCTGATCATCAAGAGGAAAAACCAGTCCTATACTGGTTAAGTCGCCCCCCTGCGATAAATCTATACCCAAGTAACATTCTCTGCCTTTCATATCTTCTAATGTTAAATCAGATTCACACTGTTTCCATTTCGCAATGTCCAACAATGAACCAGCCGAATAAGTCACCCAAATATTTAAAGACTTTGTCATGAAATTCAAAAGTTCGGTGTCGCCTTTTTCTTTGGCTTCCAGAGCTTTTTCAGCCATGCGTTTAATCTTTTCTTGATCCATGTTCAAATCATCAGACCAAAGATTCAGCGGATTTGCTTTTGCCCAGTTTTCGGGTAACCACATATCATCATCTTTATTCATTTCAGCGATGTATATGAAAAGCGATTCTTTGGCGATAACACCTTCTAAAACTTTATCGCAAAATTTATACTGCTCATAACACGCACCGTTTAAGTCGAAACCTGCGGTAGTGATCGCCATTGTCAGCGCACTGTCAACCATTATTTGACCGTCAAGCATGAGCTTATACATCTGATTATTTTTATGAGCATGATACTCGTCTACGATCGCAAGCACTGATCTGAAACCGTCTGCACTTTTGGTATCTCTGCCAATCGCTTTAATTTCTGTACCAGTTATCTTACTTACGATAGTGCGATCATGTTCTCGAATTTTATAAAGTTCTTCCAGTTCCGAATCTGATCTGATAAATTTCGCAATCTCGTCCCAAACTATATTTGCCTGATCCTGTTTTGTCGCAGTACAGAAAACACGGCCAAGGTGATAACCTGAAAAAGAAGCAATATCATTCGCGATCTCACCTGCTAAAAAAGATTTACCATTTTGCCGGCCGACCTGAATGTATGCTTCCCTGTACCGTCTTTCTTTAGTTCTTTTTTTTCGCCAACCGAATAAGCTGCCGATGATGAAATTTTGAAATCCCCGCGTTCGAAGCCGTTTCTGTTCACTTCCTTCAGCTATGGTTAATTCATTGGCTAGATCGATATGTTTTTCTGCTTCCTCTAAATCAAATTTATAATCAAAGTTTTTACGTTTCAAATCATCAAGATGACGTTTACAAGCTAAATACTCCTTGCGGCCGGATATCCTCTTACCTGATACAATTAATTTCGCATAAGCGGTCGTGCGATCAATCATTTTTCAGCATACTTTAAATACTTATTAGTCGCCGGCATTTCTTCGCAAGGAACGATCAGCTTCAGCCGATCCGTTGTCGCCAATCCTAATTTAGTGGAACACTGCATGATTTGTTTAACGTATTTTTCCTGCGCCAATACATAAGGACTAACGACTTCTTGAATTCCGTATTTAGTTTCTCGATCTCCGGTAATTCCATTTTCATTAATAAACTTTGTAGCTTCAATGTATCGACTATAAGCATTTGAATAAACTGCAAGAATAGAAAGATCCAAGTTATCAAGCAAGTTAATATTTCCAGCTTCATCAACAACTCGCGAAAATTCTTCGGCGGCAAACGCGTCGAGCCAACTCGGCGGCGTTAATCCGTTTCGGGAAAGTTTCAGTTTTTCTTCCTGTTTTAATTTAGCCTGAATGGCTTCTTTTCCGATTTTTCCAGTGGCGACGCTCGCCGATTTCTTCTGTCTGCCTCCCATGAGCAGCAGCTCCTTTCTTTTAAAAATTTCATTTTTGGCGATTTCTCGCAAAAAAACACAAAGCGCGGTATCGGACGGACAGGGCAAGAACTTTTTCGCCCTCCCCCTACCTTCCGACGTAAATTTGTAAAAACTTTTCTAATTTTTTTTGTAATATTTTCTTTTCATAACTATCACGCAAATAAATACGATGTATAGCAGCATGGCTTTTAACACTGACATATAACAGATTGTTTATATCAAACCTTCTGTCAGGTGCTTCGTCCAGTTCATAGATATGATGACACAGCTGACCGGGAACGATACGACCTTCAGTCATAAGAATATAAAGATCGATACCGTTACATCTTTCTTTGCATTGAACAGTTAATATAGACCATTCCTTACTACGATAAACAGCCGCGCTTTCTTTATCCCTACGATATAAGTCATACTCTTTATGACGTTTCTTTTCGCAGCACGATCCAGAAGCCGGGTAAAACTTGCCACACTTACTACATATCTTAGTTAACATAATGATCCAACTTTCAAATAAAAAAGGACGACAACCGAGTTGGTCATCGTCCTGCGATATTTTGATAGCATAATAATATCACGCCTTAAATCGACTTTCAACTGAAACGAACTGCAATGAACTGCAACAAACTGCAATCAACTGCAAACTGTAAACTTTTCTAATGCTATATTGTGAATACTATAAACAGTTCTTTCGCTTACTCCCAGCATGTCGGCGACTTCTTTCCGGTACATTCCTTCAACATAACACAATTCTAAAACAGTTACGCATTTTAAATCTTCAACTGCACGTATTCGATCAAGGATTTTTCTTTGCTTCGTATGCAGCTTTTCGATTTCCTCTGCTGTTTCGTCCTCAACTGTTACAGCCTCGACAACTTTATCGGCAATGGTGAAAGTCTTACCACCTTTAGGCATACCGTCAAGTTTAACTGACCCCAGTGAATATAAACATTGTTTTCGATTTTCAAGCCGATCGCGTAATATTCTGATACGGGATTCAATAACGCCGTATTCATTTAAGAATTCTATTTTTTTCAGCGTTTCTTTATCATAGTTCAGAACATCACCCCGCTTTGATAGTTGAAATATAATTCCGTGACAAGTACAAAACACGTCTAACACCAGTCACAATGCTGCTTCAAGGCTTCTGTCACAGAATTGTGTCTCACAATCCTTTTTGATTCCGTGACAACAAAGTGTAGCATTCATGCGGTTTTCAGGAATTTTGTCACATGTCACAGAAAAAACGCCCTAAATCTATATATATATAATATATTATCTTTA